TGCGCGTCTGTTTTAGTTTCACGTGTTTTGGCACTAGCTGTTGATTTTGCTCTAGCTTCTGCTCTTAATCTTGCCTCTGATGCTGAATCAACCATTATTACCCCTGGAATCCGAAGTCACGAAGTACATTGAGTGTAATGTCACTGACTTCTTGACGAGCGTTTTGTGTGTACTGCCAGCGAGAATCCTTGCGGAGTTGTCTCTGAAAATCATATAGATTTGTTTCACCTTTATCAGATATAGCAGAGCGTAGTGTTGGATCGTTTAAGTTAATCTGTTCTGCGTTTAGTTCTAGAACATTAGCCATAGTGTTTCTGTATGGAGCGTAGACTTGATCTAGGTCATAACCTTGATTTAGTAAACCACGAACAAACTCTGGTTGACCAATAGCTGCCATCATACGAGCATCTTGGGAGATACGATTTACGTCTAGTTCTCCAAGGGCAATCTTCTCAAGTACTGCTTCTTCTAAATCTCCACCAGTTGTGGTTGCAGAAATACCAGGAAGAATCTGAGATAAACTAAAACCATTAGCTTTAGCAATACTTTGCAGTGTCTGATAGTCCTTGAGCGCCTGACCACCAAAGCCAGTCATTGTCTTGCCACCAACAATTGATGTGGTCTTGCCAATCAATGGAACGAGGAATGCACGAATAGCATTTTCATCATCATCTAAAAATCCAAGATAAATCTTTTTAGCAATCTCATCTGCTTGTTGGTCTGTAATTGCCACACCTGCAAGAGTTTGAGCATCGGCCTTAAGCTGGCCTTTCTTTTTACTTAGCCATAGACCATAGTCAGATTTGCTGACATCTTGACCCTGACCTTGTAGGTCTGAATAATTACCGAATGAAACTAAACGCTTACGAACGCTGTCGCTATTCTTGCGCCACCAGTTGGTTGTTTCAATTTCTTTGCTCCAGCGATCTTCTGTCCATTTCTCATTTACAGCACGGACAAGTAGATTACTTAAGTCTTTATCAAGTTTGAAGATGTAATCTGGTAAATCAAAGTAATTCTGCACATCACCAAGAATGCTCTCAAGAGTTCTAGTACCAGTGGTTACTCCTACTGGAGTTACACCTGCTGGTTTAGCAGCACCCATAGATGCTTCTTCGCCCATACGCGCTCTTGCTGGGTCAAAGACTCCTGCTGCTGTGCTTATAGGCGCAGGTTTTTGCCCAGAAGTTATAGGCTTTTTAGATTTACTTGGTGTTGCTGGAGTACTTGGAGTAGTAACAGCAGATGGCGTTGTTGCTATAGCAGGTCCAGTTGGACCTGCAGTAGGTTTAGTTCCTGTGGTTATAGTTGAAGCAGCTGGAGTTCCTGTCGGACCAGCAGCTGCAGCAAGAGGGGTTCTTTCCACTCTACTCTTTTTTTGATTTGGATAAATTGTTTCAAAAATATCTTGTTGCACTTCCTTGATAGTGTTCATCAAAGAGGCGTAATTCTTTTGAGCATCTGTAAGTTCACGTTGCTCAATGCTGTCAAGTTCATCTCCGCGAGCAACCTTGGTTGCATAACGCTCAATAACATCCTCATAGCGAGGCAAAGAGTTTCTAAGCGTTTCAATATAACTTTGTTTGTTATTTACAGTAGCGCGAAGTTCAGCGCGGGTTCTCTCGTCACCTACAGATTCTAAGGTTTTATCTGTCTCAGCACGCTCAGCGTCCATCTTTTCATTTTGAGCAGCAACAGAAGCAGCAAAATCAGAACCAAATTTTTTAGGGTCTGTTCCTTGTTTTGTTGTCTTCTTACCTTCTGGCTTTTTTCCTACTTCGTAAAACTTGTCATCTATTTCGTAACCAGCAATAGATCCATCTTTATTATAGACAACATCTACAAAGCCAATAGGCAATCCATTGTTAGGAAAGATATTAAATATCTGAGCAACCCAAGTTGATTTAGGACGTTTTGCCATTACAAACCTAGCTTTCTCATAAATGACTGGTAATAATTCAAGACCTCTCCAGCCTTTGCTTCATCTGTTTCAGCAATTTGGTCAACAAGATATTGCTCTGCTCTGCCAGTAGTAAATCCTGGCTCAGTCTTTATTTTGGTTCTCTTACCACTGGTAGTAGTGGTAGTAATAGTTGGCTTAGCCGAAGCCTTCTTCTTGAAAGTTGTTGTGTATTTAGCAATTTCTTCGTCACTGGCTTCACGACCTAATTGGTCTTTGAATACTTTATTGATAATGTTCTTAGCGTTAGCCTTGGTGATTACAGACTCTTGCTCAGTGATAGATGTACCATCTCCACCAGTTCCGCCACCAAAAGCTGCTGCCTCATTGACAAGATAATTAGTAAAATATGTACTTGAGAACTGTTGACCAATTTGAGCAGCCTGTAATTGAGCAGACTGTAAAGCAGTATTGTATGCGTTAAGAAGTTTATCGGAGAATGTTCCGTTAGTTGGAACTCTGTAGCCTGCGCTCTTTAGTGCAACAGCAATTTGTTGACGTTGGCGTTTATCCATATTGTAAAGTTCAACAGCGATTGGATTAGCACCGCCTGTATTTACAGCAGCTTGGTTAGAGACAGTTTGATTGGTCTTGATAATCTGGCTTTGCCAGTTAGGTATCTCCATTGGTCCTGGAGCACTCTTCATCTCTGCCAATTTACTCTCCAATCAATCTAGCAAATAGGACATCGTATGCTGCTTGAGCATTTGCGTTGCCCTCTGCTAACTGTTGTAACTTAGTCTTGATATTCATTTGCAAAAGGTCTTTGTAATTTTGAGCTGTTTCGGTATTGCCATAAATGGCATCTCTGGCATTCTGGTACTCATCAAAGGCTAGGCTCATCTGAGTTAGAACTGCTTTAGTCTTGGGTGATGCTGTAACTTCTTTGTCGTTTAGCATTTTACGCAAGTCATCATAAGCACGGATACGACGAATCTTGCTCTCTGCACCTTTGCCTAGTTCTTCTTGAAGCATTGGGCGTGAGCCTAAGAACTGCTCTTTCCAGACTGAGAACTGATCGCGTAGTTGACGCTTACCAATATCGGTATAGGTATTAGCAAGTTGAGTCTCAAACTGGTCACGAGCTGTGTAGTAAGCCTGCTCATCCTTAGCGGTACTAATCTCACGCAAGAAATCTTGCAAGGTTTTATTCTGTTTTAGACCTGAGTTGTATAGCAACTTGTAAGCATCGAAGTTGAAGTCACCCTCACGTGGCATTAAGAATACGCCACCTTCACGGTACTTCTTGAGTAAGCCTTCGTTCTCTTGGATCCAGCCCACAGACTTATCTACTGAACGGGCTGCAAGTACAGATACGTTGTCGGACTCAGAAATAGTATATGGCATCTCATCTGGGAAGAGACGAATCCACTCTTCCATTGCCTTATCAATACTGCCGTACTGATTGATAAGTTGATTGAATACCTGCTTGTAAGATGTACGCTCATTATCACGTACCCATTTTGATAGGTCGCTCTTGAGTGTAATCTGTGGTGAAGCAGGTGCAATAAATCCAAATAGTGCTCGCACTGCAAGAACAGAGATAGTGGCTGACTGGATTCTATCTTGATATTCTGCTAATTCTGCTGGGCTTGGCGGAATCTCTAAGTTAGTTTCTGGGTCAATCTTTGGTTTAATCCCGTGACCTGATGCTTCTAAATATGTAGCAGCCTTACGGAATGCTGAGGCATATTGAGAGTTACGCTCGTCCTTGTTTAATGCTGCAAGGATACGGTTTACGTGACCTGGCAATGCTGCGTTAATCATTGGTTGATCTACGCCATAGGTACCAAGGAATGTTTCTTCAATAGTCTTTAGTTGTGGAACTACATTGAAAATCATCTTCATTGGAACTGAAGCTAATGGACCAGCAAAGGTAGGAAACAGTGAGTCTGGGTTCATTGAAGGTGTAATCATCTTCAACTTACCACCGAACTCAACAGGCATTGGAACTTGAAATGCAGTAGGTACACCAAATGCCTTCATAACACCGTTCATTACTTTGTAAACAGGTGTTAGTCCTGGGTAGAAAAAGTATTGGTCGCCATTATCATCTGTCTGTACAAAGCCTGAGTGTGCTACACCTTCATAAGTAAGTGATGCACGGGTCAATGCTTCTGGGTTATACTTGACAGTACGATAAATGCGGCGATAAAAGTCTTCGGTAGCGCGATAGAAACGCGCAAAGTTACGAGCAGACATAGCTAACTGGCTACGAACTGCAGGGTTATCTACGAATGCTAGAACGCGATCCTTAGCTAGGTCTTCTGCGATAGAAACAATATGGGCTTTGGCTGCATCTTGTGCAACTTTTAACTCATCACCAACTTTACCTCTGGTGAATTGTTCCATAATGCGCTTTTCGAAACCAGTAGCACGCATATCTTTACGAATGCGAATCATTGAATCAATGACTAGCGGTTCACGCGAGAAGCGAGCATTAGCTTCGCCCATATAATCCCAAGTCTTATCTACTAGAGATGCAGCAAAGTTATCGCTATCTGATACTGGCACAAGTGTTGGACCAGATACCCATTCAGGTGCTAGGTCTGGGTTATTCTTATTAGGCAAGTCCTCTAGGCGAAACTCTTTGGTTGATATAACCATATCGCCTTTTTCGTTGCGCTTACGAATCTTGCTTAGTAATTCGTCATTTACTTGACCATTACGCTTTGAGACTAGGTTCTTTGTAGATTCAACTACACGCTCTGCGTGTACACGGGTAGATGCACCTGTGCTGTATAGCGAGAATCGCTCGCGCTCTTTTAATTTCAGGTTATCTAGATAGTCCTGCACTGCGTTAATAGCGCGAGTTCCGTCATCATCTAGATTCATCAAGGCAATACGGCCTAGTTCATCTTGAGATATAATACCAATTTGAACCATCCAACTAATACGTGCATCATCTGAAGCAATTGGGTTGAATTCTGAGTAAGCCTTTAGGCCTGTAGCCTGCTTTAGTTTCTTACCATTGACTTCAATAGCACCCATCTTGCCAAACTTAGATACATCTCTAGTGGCATTGAAATATTGGTCGCCACCGCGAAGAGCGTTCTTTCCACCTTCTGCAACAGCCCTTAACGTGTCATCAAGATAACCAAACTCTGCAATCTCTTTAAGGAGTTCTGCGCTTTCAGCATCTAATTTAGAAATTACCTTTGATTCAAGGATAGCCTCAGCCATAACCTTCTGTGCTGCACGTGGATTACCAGAAGCAATAGCATCTTCCATAGCCTTCTGATATTTAGCAGTCTGATTACGGTATACAAGTTTGTTAATAAAGCCTAGATTGCCTTGACCTTGTGCTTGACGTAGTTTTGTAGAAAGCAAACGCGCTTTGGCTACACCCCAAGGTGAATCGCCTACTGCTAAATGTAACATCAAATCTTCTGCTGCGTTACGAACTGGGAAACGTGGACCTGCAAGGGTACCGATTGACCAATATGAAGTCATTTTCTCAGCCCAGCTTTGGTGTGATACACCCATAACTCTGTCAATAATTCCAGAGCGAGCAGCAAGTCTGTCAAGATCTACAATAGATGGAACTGCCATATTAGGTGACAGTTGATATGCAAAGATAGCCATTTGCTGACCATCAAATTCTGCAGGATTTGTGACTTCATTTACTTCGTCACCAAATTCATTTACTTTGCGCTTGATAACTGAAGCAGCATACTGCTTATTTCTACCAGAACCTGCAAACTCATCCATATAGGACTTACCTGCTGCAGACTTTGATACACCACGTACCTCAGCTACGGTATTCCATAGCCCTGCAAAGATTTGCTTGCGCTGACCTTCTCCACCTGCAGCAAAAGTCTCAGCAATAATGCGAGAGTGGTAACGAGAGTTACCTAGACGTGCTAAGCGGTAGACCTGAGTAGGAGCATCTGCTGCATTTACATCAAAGAATCCATCTTTGAAGTATGGAATCGTTGTAAACTTACGAGCAAAGCGGTCAATACGTCCTTGGATTTGTGACAATGGCATACGATATGCGCCATCTGCACCCTTAAAACGACCTACTTGCTTCTCTTGCTTGGCAATATCTTCAACACGGGTAGTAATACCTGTAACAATATCTTCGTATTGTGCGCTAGTACCATACAAAGCCTGGACAACTCTCTGTCCTACTTTGTCTATATTAAAAACTTTATCAGTTGCTGTAAAGAAATTGACGCGAGCCTTACGTGCTGCATCTAAACGTGGTACAAGTGGGGTCTTACGTGCAGATTGTCCAGCAAGAATGGTCTTAACATCCGCGTGATTCTGCAAATAAGACTTAGCGGTATCAGCATTATTGACACCAGCACGGATAAACTCATCTGTAGCTGCTGGTCCAAACTCTGGAGCTAAGCGACGTAAAGTAGATGATGCTTTTTCTGCAGCAACAATGTTGTTATTAGCACGAGCAACCTTGAGATTCTCAAGTTCCTTACCGTAAGTATTAAAGAAACCTACTACATTCTTGTTTTGAAATACTTTATCTACAGCGCCTGCATCTCCTGCTATTTTGAATAGGGCATAGTTAGCAGCATCGTAGGCTTTTTTAGCTTTACCTAGTAAAAGTGTAGGATCTGCAAAGACTCGATATCCAGCATCTACAAAACCTGAGATACCTTTGTATAGAAACCCTGAACCTTCCAAACCTTCTGGAAGCAATAGGTTTGCTAATTGACGACCAGGTGAATACTTAGCAGCTTGTACTTTGTCAAGTGCATCTTGAAAGAGTTTATCTTGACCCTTTGCTGCTTCTGCAGCAATCTGCTTTTCAGCATCTGTACCACCAGCTATAATCTGGTCTAATGGGATACCTTGTGCAACTTTGACTGCTACATTGATACGGTCTGAGCCATACTTGTTACGAGCATCTGCAAGGCGAGTAGGGCTAAATACTTGGTCACCTTTATCGTTTGCTATCTTGAATGCCTTGTCAAGGTCTACGCCTTGGTCAACAGCAATAGCGCCCGTACGATAAACACGGGTCATAAAATCTGATACTTCGTTTAATCCGCTAAATACGCGACCTATAGTTTGCTTAACACCTTGACCTGCATAATGAATAGCACCACCAAGCCAACCGCGCTTTTGCTCTGGAGCTTCATTATCATCTCCACCGAACAATGCAACGTGTGCAGTCTGTTGTTCTTGTGGTAATGATTGAAACTTTTGTTTAGCAGCAGGTGCAGGCAGCGATAATAGACCCTTATGAGAATCTAATAACTTTTGTAAACCATCAACCTGAGCCTTCTGTTTTGCAGTAAGGCCAGCTTGCGCTGCTGCAGATGTAATTGAATTTTGTGGCACTACATACCTCGCGCTAATGCACGCTGATAGAGAATCTCTACCTCACCTGATTGATCGTAGGGAAGCATCTTTGCTAAAACATCTGAGAGTTTCTCTGTTTGAATACCTGTCATTGCAAGTGCTTCTGGACCTGCGCCTGGACCCTTAGCAATACCTGTAGTAACAGGCTCGCCTGGATTTGCAGACGGTGCAAATAAATCTGTTTTGCCAGATAATTGACTTGGAGCCATACCCATCTCTGAACGAGATGTTGCACGTACATCTGGAGTTTTAGCTAGTGGACCGCCTGCAAGATTTGCGGCGTTCTCAACACCTGAGCCGTACTCTGTTGATTCAAAAGATAAACCATCTGTTCTCTTGGAGAATTTGCCTGGGCCTGCTGCTCCTGCGAGTGGGCCTCTAGCCATTTGGATCCTCCATCTTTTCTAAATCTGAAGTAAATTGTTCCCACACTTTGGAAACCTTCGTTGTTCTATTTGCGTTATACACTGCTAAATCTAAAAGTTCTGATGCGAGCATCTCTACAGCTCGGACTATATTCACAAAGAAACCTGATACGATTACAAAGAAATCTGCGAGAGTGACAGAGCGTGGTACGAAATCTTTATCTTTATCCACGCTCTATCCTCTCACTATAAAACTAAGCCTTCTTGCCTTTACGAGCTTTGCCAGCATAGCCAAATTCGACTTTGCCACCTGGCTTCTTCATATCCTTCTTGCCCTCAGTTGGCTTTGCCATTGGAGCCTTTGCACGACCACCTTTTTTCATTTTACACCTCCCTACCCTGCAATAGATGCGAGTAATGTAGCAATATCTGGACGAGAGCCAGCAGCAGGGGCCGCACCCATTTGTTCTTGAGTTGGCTGCGAGGCAGGAACGGGGGCCATACCTGCTGCTGGAACTTGTTCGCCCATCATTTCTGTTGGGACTTCTGGAGCTGGCTCTGGAGCAAATACTTCTTCAACTATCGTCTCAAGTTGTTTACCTTTTTGGCGACCCTTAATAACCTCGGCGATTCTAGAAACAATCTGAGAAGGATCTTGACCTTGGGCTGCAAGTGCTGGAATGGTCTGAGCATACTGAGCAACAGCAAGACGCAAAGAATCACGCATCTCTTCAATATCCACACGCTGCTCTTCTTGAGTGACATTTAACTCCATAGGAATTTCTCTGCGTACATAATCTCTTGATACAAGTTTGTCGCTTCGCATCTGTAGTAAAGCAATAATTGCATTGTTTGGATTCATACCAGACATAATGCCGTAGCGAACATCTACACCATACTCGCCAGCAATCTGACGACTTGGTACATACTTCATATTAAACGGAGTACCGTCATCTACTCCCTTGATTTCCTTGGTCATAGAACCAAAGATTTTCTCATCTACCTCAAAGCTAAGTGATACTAGCTCGGTGAATAGTCTTGCAAACTGTGCTTGTGCTGCACGTACCTGTGTATCAAAGCCAGCTTGTAGGGCTTGTACGCCGCGACCTGTAATGATTGAAGCATCAACATTACCGCTACGTACTTCTGGATAGCGTGAACCTAAACGTAGTTCTCGCTCTAGTACGCTTGACTCAGTAAAGACTCCAGGTGGAAGTTCTAATGGAACACGGCGGATACCTTGCGGATTAGCAGAACGCATAATCGCATCAGGGCCAAGTGCTAGTTCCTGTACATCTTGCGGAATAGCAATAGGTGCTTGGATAGATTTCTCTGCTGCTTGAATCTGTAATACTGCAAAGCGAGCACGAGCAAGTTGTACTGCTAGAACATCATCGAACTGACCGCGTGCTTCTCCGTCTAGGGATGAACGCATTGCAACGCGGGCTAAACATTTACCAATGGCATTAGGTAGGTTTAATAAAACTAAGTTGTTACGATCTGGAACATAGATTAAATCTTGGTCCTTATCGTGGTAGCGAATCATTGTGATATAAGGAGAGCTACTTGCATAGTTCCTGTTTGTAATAATTTGATTATAGAACTCTGGATACTGCATTGCTAGAGTCTCTGCATCAGTATTCATTACTTGAGTAATTGAGATAC